ATGGAGGTCGTACAGAAGGTCAACCGGGTATATGCCACGGAAGATCATCGGTGTGGAACCCTCTACAAAATCCACCTCGGCACTGGCAATCCCGTCAAGATTGCTGGACTCCCCGCAAAATGTGTCGTAGACAACGACAATCACCTGACGATTGATGTGGTTGACCGTGACTGGTATATCCGGCTGGCACGGCGTTATGTCCGAGATTTTCTCGGAGAGAAGCCACCCAAGCGAAACACCCGCAGAGTCAATTCCATTAAGAAAAAATTATTAGAAATGTTGGAGGTATAAATATGGCTACTACCAAGAAAGCCGCTGAGACTGCGGCGGTGAATTATTCCACCATGAATGTATTCCAGAAATTGCAGCTTGCCCGTGTGCGCTTCCTCGAAGCTGGTGTGGACAAGAGCGGCAAGCACATGAAGCTCGAATATAAGTATTTCGAGCTGGCAGACATTGTTCCCAAGGCCGAGCAGATTTTCCTTGAAATCGGTCTGATGATGGTTCCGTCCATGTACGGCGACAAGGCGACCGCTCGTGTCTACAATGTCAATGACCGTGAGGACTTCATTGATTTCGTTGCACCGTACACCCCCATCGCCCCCATCGTGTCCAACGCTGGCAATCAGGTCACAAACGAAATGCAGGCGACCGGCAGCTCCATCACCTACATTCGCCGCTACCTGTGGCAGCTCGTTCTTGACATTGTGGAGCATGACAGTATCGACAGCGGCGAGTTTGACACAACTCCCGCTCCCGCCGTCACCAAGAAGCCCCCTGTGACCACTGCACAGCGTCAGGAAATCAAGAAGGAACTGACCGGCGCTCCTGCTGGTGCGGCTACCAAGGAACAGGTCAGTACGCTGAAAGGTCTGCTGAAAAAGCTCTTGGACATTGACGCAGAGCAGGAACAGTTTGTGCAGACCATCGCCATGAAGACGGAAGGTTTCTCCAAGATCGAAGCCGACAAGTGTGACGCTCTGATCGAGGGCGTGAACGATATGCTGGCTGGCTACGAAATGAAAGCGACAAAGGAGGGTTAAAGTGTGGAATGGCTTGACGGCAACAAAATTCAGATTATCCCTCCCAAGCGCCCGAAGAAGCTGACCGGTACTCGCTTTGCCACTATCCTCGGTCTGAACCCGTGGTCTACGCCGTTCGAGATTTGGTGTGAAGTGACCCGCACCTATCAGAAGCCGTTCGAGGACACGATCTACACCATCGCCGGTAAGACCATCGAGCCTAAGCAGGCTGAGTACATGAAGGAAGCCTACATGATGGGCAACCTTATCACCCCTACTGATGTGTTTGGAGAGAACTATTTCCAGCGTACATGGGGCGATTTCTTCCCCGATCAGAAAGTCCTTGGCGGTAGCTGGGATTACCTTCTGGTTGATAAGGACGGGAAACCTACTACCGTCCTCGAAATGAAGACTTCCAAGCGTGTCGAGGACTGGAAAGTCGATATTCCTGAGTATTACGCTTTGCAGGCGGCGTTGTACGCTTACCTTCTCGGCGTGGACGAAGTTATCATGGTCGCTTCCTTCCTCGAACCCAAGGATTACGACAATCTTGAGAAGTTCGTGTGCAGCGGTAAAAATACCATCACCCGTCCTTTCAAGGTGTCCGAGCGGTATCCTAATTTCAAAAAATATGTGAATGCCGCTATTGCATGGTGGAAAGCGTATGTCGAAACTGGTATTTCCCCTGCTTTTGACGAGCGAAAGGACGCTGAAATCCTGAAAGCTCTCCGCACCAATAATCTGTCCCCTGAAACGGATATGGCGGCGCTGGTCAAGGAAGCCGAAGACCTGAAAGCCAAGCTGGATGCTCACGCTGCTGAGGTGGCCGAGGACGAGAAGCGGTACAAGGTCTTGACCGACATGATTAAGAAAGCCGCAATCGCTCAGTTCCGTGACGGTGACAAGAAGGTGTCTATCGCTGGTTCTACCTATAATTGGGAAGTTAGCCGTACTTCCACCACGAAGATCGACAAGGACGCTATGAAAGCGGACGGTATTCTGGCGAAGTACACAACCACCGAGGACAGCTACCGCATTTCCCCGAAAATCATTAAGGAGGATTGACCTATGAAGTTTTCCAAGTTCGTGAAGTCCCTCGCCCCTGATGGCGGCGCTATCTACGAGTACATGGACGAACGCTGGCTTGCTTCCCCGTCCGTACTTATGCTCATTCCCGATGGTATCCGTAGCGTGACCGGGTACAGCAACGAGAAAATGCCTGACGGCATTGGTCGTCTGATCTCTCAGGTCGGTTGCACCGAGTATGCCGAGCTGGTCAAAGCAATCATGCCTGAGCCGGACGGCGCAATCAGGGATTGTATCCGTATCTTCGCTACGCAGGACAGCACCATGACCCTTCCCATCACCAACGATGACTGGTCGCTGATCGAGAAGTCTGACTTCTGCGAAATCTTGTACGCTTACGATTTGGAAAGCGATAAGAGCGTACCGAAAGCCCTGTTGGTCAAGCAGTACGCCAAGTACCCCGATGACGAAGACCAGTTGGTTGGTATCATCTTCCCCTGCGAGTACACAGAACAGCTCAATTTTTACACCATGAAGGAGGACAAAAACAATGGCTAAAATCGGACTCACCGAGGGTTTCACCCTCATTTCCGAAGGTACTCATGTCTTTCAGATTACCGATGTGAAGTACAAGGAAGACTTCGGCAAGCTGGAAGTTTATATGCAGACGCAGACCGGCAGTAAGCACATCGAGCGCTTCTCTCTGCTGAAATCCGATGGCTCTCCCAACGAGGGTGCATACAACGCTTTCAGCTACTTCGCCAAGACCGCCCTCAACAATTTCGACCTGACCGAGATCGACCACACCGACCTGATTGGTCACTTCATCGAGTGCGATGTGGAGCATGATGTTCAGGAGAACAAGAGGAAGCCCGGACAGAGCATTACCTTCGTCCGTTTGGCGGATAAGCGCCCCTCTGAGGGCTGGGACGGCTCTGGCAATACGGTTGCTACCCCTGCTGTTAAAACCGCTCCTACGGCTTCTCAGGCCGCTCCGAAGACCCCGATGGATTTGGCAGCTCTCCTTGGCTAATAGCGAGTGCGAGGGAGGGCTAAAATAAAACGCTCTCCCTCGCCAATGGTATGTTGAAAACTATGTTGAAAGTGAGGATAAGCTACAATGGCAGAAGCCTATATTTGTTCGCTCTCCAAGGTTCAGCACCACGCTGAAATCTGCAAGGAGATCAACGATCTCTACGAGCGCAAAAACCATGACTACGGTGACAGCTTCCACCAGACCTTCGTTGAAGAAGGAATGGCGATGGCTCGTATTCGATTGGGAGATAAGTTCAGCCGCTTTAAGACCCTCTCCCGTGGCGGTGGGCAGAAGGTCAATGACGAGTCTATCCGTGACACCCTGATCGATCTCGCCAACTACGCCATTATGACTGTGCTGGAAATGGAGGTTGCGGAAGATGTTGCAGATTAAAACCATTCTGAATCGTCTGGACTATTCCACCTTCTTTGACAATGAAGTAAATGTGGCTCTGCGTGACGGGTGGACTCTGAAAAAGAGAACCGTTCTGCGGCCTATTGGCCAGTCTGAGTCCGTCTACGGTCACATGATATTGTATGCAGAGTTGGAGAAGGAGGTCACGAAAGATGAATGAGAACAACGACCTTGTACAAGTAGTACGGTGTAAAGACTGCGTGTGGTATATGCACGAGGAAGGTTGCCCCCTTAGCGCAAGTGGTATGCACGATAAAAACGGGAAACTGCCTCATGCCACCGATTTTTGTAGTTACGCCGAAAGGAAGGTATCGAAATGACGCTGAATGATTATCAGAAAGCCGCCGAGCGCACTTCCGGCAACCTGACCTCGTGGGATAAGGTTCGCAACGGCTGTTATGGTCTGAACGGCGAAGCCGGAGAGTGCATTGACATTCTGAAAAAGACCGAGTTTCAGGGTCATGACTTTGACCCGATGAAGATGGTTGACGAGCTGGGAGATGTTCTCTGGTATGTCGCACAGTTGGCGACCGGCTTGGGTGTGACCCTCGAATATGTGGCACAGCACAATGTCGATAAGTTGCTGGCTCGTTACCCTGACGGGTTCGACAGTGAAAAGAGTATCCATAGGAAGGAGTACGAGCAGCATGAAAATCATTGAACCTTCTGTGGAGCTTATCAACGCTCCCGATTATAAGACCCTTCTGACCACCATCGAAGCCGCAGGGCGCACTTGCTACAAGTCCGAGGATAAAATCACGGACGGCAGCAATTACGGCAAAGAGGGCTTCGGCAGTGAAATCACCGTTATTCGCCCCTCTACGTTTGATAAAGAAGATTCTACATACCGGATTTGGCAACGAGCGTGTAAGCAAGCGGAGGTTGCCTACTTTGATCTGCTGGACGAGGGTTGTACCCCTCAGGAAGCTCGATCTGTCCTTCCGAACAGCTTGAAGACTGAGGTGGTCATGACCGCCGATATCAGAGAATGGCGTCATTTCCTAAAACTGCGTTGCCCCGCAGCGGCTCACCCCGATATGCGGGTCGTTGCAAATATGCTCCTGACCCTGTTGAAACAGACCTATCCAGTCTTCTTCGAGGACATTGAAGTATGAAGATTAAGAAAGCTGGCGGCAAGGTGTTTGGTGCGGTCTTAACTGCCGCCGAGAAGAAAGCGATGGAGATGGAAATCAATCGTCAGATCGTGGAAACCGACAGACGGTACGCCGATGACATTGACGCGATGGTGCTTTACACCCTCCATGTTCACCTTGGTCTCGGAAAGAAGCGCCTGCGGGAATTCTATGACGCTTTCTCCGCCGAGCATGACCGCCTTATTCAGTATTATCAGATGCCGGACGATTACACATGGCTCTGCAAAGAAATGTTGAAGCGTATCGGCGTTGATGTTGAAGCATGGAACCGTGAAAGGAGAGAACCTAATGAAGCTGAAAAACATTGACGGCAAAGTGCCGTATATCATGGCTGCTGGAAAAGACTTCGTGAAAGATGAAATGTCGCTGGCGGCGGCAGAGCAGATTTGCTCTCGTGGAACGCAGACCGCCAGCAAGCTCTTTCCCGATTTCCCCATCTGCGTAGATGACAAGTTCTATTTTGCTGGAACCTCGACAAAGCCCAAGTCCAGCAAGGCTAAGACTCCTTGCGAGAGCTAACCATTACAATCTCCCTATGGTTCGTCATCATTATCACCGTTCTCTGTTGGAAAATGCCCACGGTTGACGTTGAAGAACCTTCTCCCGTTGTCGAGGCGGTAGAGGTAGTCACCCCGGAGCCAAAGCCGGAGGTGACACCTCAGCCGTGGACAGACGAGGAAGTGATTGTACTGGCGAGAATGCTATGGGGAGAAGCCAGAGAGGTCAACTCTGACGCTGAGAAAGCTGCTTGTGTGTGGTGTGTGCTCAACCGTGTCGATCATGGCTACGGCGATATTATAACGGTCGTGACTGCACCCAAACAATTCGTAGGGTACAATGCGAAAAATCCGATCGATGACGATTTGATTACTCTCTGTATAGATGTGTTATCCCGCTGGTATGCAGAGAGGGAAGGTCAGGTTGAGGTTGGTCGTGTCCTCCCTGCGGATTACTTATGGTTCTCTGGCGATGGCGAGAGAAACCACTTCCGCAACGCCTACCGTGGCGGTGATAGATGGGACTGGTCTTTACCGAGTCCGTATGAAAGCTGAGGTAAGCCCATGAGCTATTTGAATATACCCGCTGAACTCCGAGCGGAAAAGGCGTGGGTCAATGTGTGGAACGGGTCGAAAGTTCCCATGCAGGCCACCGTCAGAAAGGCTGCTTCTTCCTCCAATCCTGATACATGGTCAAATTACATTGACGCTGAACACAATGTCCAGCACGGCTACTATGACGGTCTTGGCTATGTATTTCATGGCAACGGGATAATCGGTATCGACATTGACGATGGCTTTACTGACGGGCTTCTGAACCCGCTGGCGGCTGACATTATCGGTCGTTGCCACTCCTACACGGAAAAGTCCAGAAGCGGGAGAGGGGTTCATATTCTCGTTCGTGGTGAGCTGCCTTTCAAGGGCAAAAACAACCGAGCCGCCGTGGAGATTTACAAGAGCAATCGGTACTTCATCATGACCGGCGAGGTTTTGATCTTTTCCGAGATCGTTGAAAACCAGTCAGCGATTGACTATGTGGTTGAGAAGTATTTTCCCGATGTTGTTAAGGACAATAATGTCCCTACCAACGGTACCCGAATATATTCTCCCATCTACCGCCGCCCTGAAAACGGTAAGCTGCATTTGAAGCCTGAATACCCGCCTATCACACCGGGAAGTCGGAACCTCAGCCTGACTTCTCTGGCGGGTCAGCTCCATAACCAAGGATACACCAAAGCAGAGATTTACAAAGAGCTGTTGTACGCCAACTCCCAAGCCTGCAAGCCCCCTCTCCCGCAGTCCGAGGTCGAACTAATTGTAAATTCAGTGACGAGGTATAAAAGATGACTACTGGTATTCAATGCTGTTACAAATGCCCGGACAGGCATCCGGGTTGTCACGCCAAGTGTGAACGGTATCAAAAAGAACACGCGGACTACTTGCGCCGTAAGGAAATCGAAAATAATCAGCGGAAGAAAATACGTAATCTTGATATCTTTGATCGCTTTAATTATTGGAGGTAAATATGAATATCCTTTGCAGCATAAGTTTTTTCTTTTTTGGCGTTTCTATCGGGATATTGATTTCACTCATCATATTCAATCGAATGAAATGAGGTGTTACAGACTGGAAAACGCGCTTGACAAATATTGTCCACTCAATCCGAGCGAAGATCAAACCTTGCTATGTTCTGGCGAGAAATGCGCATGGTGGGATGAAGACTCGCAGGCTTGTCTCGCTGTAGCGCTGGTAAGAGCGATTAAGAAAAGGAAGTGAGAATATGGCTGATGAAATCACAACCGTCCCCGAAGAACAGGCTCTTTTCCAACTCTCCAACGGTCGCTACATCATGGACGAAGCTCAGTCCAGAGTGATGTTTCAGATTAAGGAAGCACAGCCTGAGCATAGCCACCCGATCAGCGGAACGGGGTATTCGTGGGATGAGTCCGGCATGGCGGAGCTGTTCTCCGAGTGCTACAAGAATGATACCCGCTACTGTCCCGAAGCGAAAAGCTGGTTCACTTACAAAGATGGTGCATGGCGCAAAGACACGGGTTCTCTGCTGGTAGCGGAGAAGATCAAAGAGTTCTGCCGCCTGATGGCTCTCTACTGTGGCGAGATTGCCAACGAAGAACGCCGTACCGAGTACATGAAGTTCATCGTGAAGATGGGCGACCGGCGCTTCCGTGATCGGCTGATGAAGGACGCTGCCAGTGTGCTTCCCATCGCTTCGGCGGAGTTTGACGCAAATCCCTACCTTATCAACTGCAAGAACGGCACTTTCGACCTCGAAAAGATGGAGTTCCGGGAGCATGACTGGCACGACTTTCTGACCATGCAGACCAACTTCAACTACACCTTGCAGGACGCACGGTGCCGCCGCTGGGAGAAGTTTATTGCGGAGGTCACGTGCAATGACGAAGACAAGGCTGACTATCTACAAAAGGCGCTGGGGTACTCTATGTTGGGTGTGGCGAATGAGGAATGTATGTTCATTCTCCACGGCAAGACCACTCGCAACGGCAAGTCCACCATGCTCTCGGCAATTCATCACCTTCTCGGTGATTATGCTTCCGTGTCCCCCGTGTCGATCATCTGCAAGGCAGAACGCTCGAAGAACGCCGAAGCAGCGAACCCCATGCTGGCTTCCCTGAAAGGTAAGCGTTTTGTCACGATGGCAGAGAGTAACCAGTATGGCAAGCTGGACGAGGAAACAATCAAGCAGCTCACGGGCGGCGAAGAAATCAAGGCTCGGAACCTCTATGAGACTGCTACAACCTTCCTGCCGCAGTTCACCCTCTGGCTCTCCTGCAACGATCTTCCCACTGTCAGCGACAAGTCCCTGTTCGCTTCCGACCGTGTGCGGGTCATTGAGTTCAACCGCCACTTCACCGAAGCGGAGCAGGACAAGAACCTGAAAAATGAGTTTCAGACGCAGGAAGCTATGCAGGGCATTTTCGCTTGGCTGGTCGCCGGGTACTTCAAGTACAAGCGTTTC